AATAGGTGCGCCGTTTACATTTGGTTTTTCACAACTTGGTTCTGCTTGTGGTGCTATTGGATTACACTCAGCTGTAGAATCAAATGGTAACTCATTTTGGATGGGTAAAGATTCTTTCTTCGTATTTGATGGTGCGGTTAAAAAAATACCGTGTAGTGTAGAAGACTATGTATTTACAAACATAGACCAGGCGTCACAAAAAGATACATTTGCTTGTCTTAATAGTGAGTTTAATGAAGTAACATGGTTTTATCCTTCCAATGGATCATCACAAATAGATAGATATGTAACTTACAACTATGAAGAAAAATCTTGGTCTATTGGTGATCTTGCTAGATCTTCATGGGTAGATAAAGGTGTGTATGATTTTCCTTACGCTTTAGATTATGACCCTACAAGTTCTACAACACCAATTAAACCATTGTTACCAGCTACAGAAATATCTGGTGTGACTAACGGACGTGCATTGATGTATGCACAAGAATTTGGAACAGATGCAAATGGTGTGGCATTAGAGTCAGAATTAAATTCTGGTGCTTTTGTTATTCCGCAAGCAGGAGAAAACTTAATGTCAATTAAAAGATTTATACCTGACTTTAAAAACATTGCTGGCAATATAAATGTTGATTTAATATTTAAATTATATCCTACATCAAGTGCTACTACAACTGCTCACACAATTACATCTACTACTAATAAAGTAGATACACGTGCACGTGGACGACAAGCACAAATTAGTATAAAAACTACAGAGTTAGGAGCTAACTGGCGTTATGGAACTTACAGAGCTGATGTACAACAAGACGGAATGAGATAATGGCACAAATAGTATTACCAAGGACACCTCAAGGAACACAAGAATATGACAAAGTGCAAATAGATAAACTAGTTGCAAACCTAGAACAATTAATTTTACTGCTTAACAGCACTTACACACCGGAAACGTTGCGTAATGATGATGAAGCTTTTGCGTGGTTTAATGGGTAATATATACACAAATTATAAAGTAGATTTAGCTACAAATACTAGCCCTGTGGTATTATATACGGTGCCAGATAAGGTACAAGCTGTCATTAAATCTATAAGAGTTAGTGATGACTCAGGTTCTGGTAGTACAATTACGGCTACCATTACAGATGCAGCAAGTGCCGTGTTTAGTTTAGGTAAAGATATAGTGGTAGGAGCTGCGGTTCCTGTAGAATTATTGACTGAACCCCTTGTAGCCAAGCAAGGAGAGATAATTACGGTTACACCAGGCAACGCAGACAGGCTACACGTAGTACTTTCGGTGCTTGAAATTAACAATAATACTTGATATAAGGAGTAAATATGCCTATAAAAGATGATAGTGTAGTAAAATGGACCACAGTAAACGGGGAAAAAGTACCTGAAATTGTTGTGCCAGCCGAAGTAACTATTACTAATACGCAAACAGGAAAACAATATGGGTCAGATAAAGAAGCTGACGATGATGTTAATGATCCTGCAACCGACACAAAGGTACACCATATCAGACGTGATGTAAAAGTATCTGTCGCAATTCACAAAATAATTGAAAGTATAGCAGGAGACTTATAGTAGTGTTTTCATTAGCAGCAGTAGGAATAGGCGCACTCTTAGGAGGATTAACAGAAAAACAACGTGGTGGAAATTTTTTAAAAGGAGCTCTTCAAGGAGGTGCACTTGGTGGTATTGGTGGCGCTTTAGGAGCTAAATTTGGTGGTGGCGCTGGCGGAGCATTTGGTTTTGGAACTGGAGCAAAAGGATTGCTACTTCCAGCAGCTGGTATTGGTTTAGCAAGTGAAATGTTAGGACAAGAAGATGCTAACCGTAGAATGCTTGAAGGTAGAAGAAGATTTTTTGATGAAGAAGAAGAAAGAAGAATTGCAAGATTAAATGAAATGGCTGGATACGATGTATCTAAAGCAAGATTAACTCCACAAACATTTTTTATGGCTAGTGGAGGTTTAACTAATCTTCCACAGTACGCTAATGGAGGATGGGCGCGCAAAGGATATGAGTATGGTGGTGAAGTAGAGGAAATGGAAATGGCATCAGCTCCACATCCTATGGAAGGTTGGTATAATATGTACGATGACATGATTGGTTCTGGAGAATTTCAAGGAACGTTTGATGAATTTATGGAAATGATAAACAATTCTGATTATGATGTTCCAATGGCAGCACGTGGTGGACGTATACATGCGAAAGATGGAAAGTATATAAATGAAGAAGATGGTAGTTTTGAATATGATATAGATATTGATGGTAATAAATACGATTTTAGTTTTGATGAAGAATTAACTGAAGAAGGATTAGATAGTTTTAGAAGAAGACTTGACATACGAAAAATGATGGAAGGTATGTTTGATGATGAAGGTAATTTTATAGGTGATCCTGGAATGATGTTTGATCCTTCTAATGAAGATGGAACTATAACCACAATGGGTCCTGATGGAAACATGGTAAATGTTAAACCAATGGCACAAGGTGGAAGAATTCATGCTAAAGATGGTCTATGGGCTAATATACATGCTAAGAGAGCACGTATAAAAGCAGGAAGTGGAGAAAAAATGAGACCAGCTGGATCTAAAGGTGCACCAACAGACAAAGCTTTACGGCAAAGTCAAGCAACTGGTGGCATAGCTGATTTAGATATGCGTTATGGTGGAGAGTCAATGGGCCCAGGAACCGGGACCTCTGATGATGTACCAGCAATGTTAAGTGATGGAGAGTTTGTTGTTACAGCTAAAGCTGTTGAACAATTAGGCGGTGGAGACCGTATGGAAGGAGCGAAAAGAATGTATTCAATGATGAATAGTTTAGATCCTGCTTCTCAAAAACCTGGAGAGATGGAATATATTGGTCACGGATGATCGAGTGGAGATTTTTCGACGTCGATGACGTTGATTGGATAATTGATTCTAGCAAGGTGATGTTTGCTGAGTCAGAGTGGAAAGAAGGAGAGTATGATGAGCAAAAGGTAAGAGATTATCTTTTACATGTCATAGACAATCCATTAAGCTACTGTGGATTAATAGGGCTTAAGGATGGTCAAAAAGCTGGTTTCTTTATAGGACAAGTTGGTGAATATGTTTTTGCTAAAACAAAGTTTGCTAGGGAGTCAGAGATATATGTGTTACCGGCTTATCGTGGTAGTATGGTTGCTATGACGATGATGAAAAAATTTATTGAATGGGCTAAAGCAATGAAAGCAAAAGAGTTATTTTTCGAACCTTCTACTAACGGTGAGTTAAATAAATTTGATGCCATGGCTAAAAGATTAGGAATGAATATTACAAGTAAAACATACAGGAAATCATTATGAGTATACCAAGTTTTGGAAACCCAAGTGTAGGCACACCACCAAGCACGGCTCAACAATCATACCAGTATGAAGCACCAGAAATTCAAGCACGTAAGCTTGGACTTATGGATATTGCTGCTGATCTAGCACAAGGAAAACAACCTGCATATGGTGGGCTTCAAATTCCCACTCAACAACAAGCAGGTTTTACAGGCGCACAAAATCAAGCTTTTGATTTAGCACAACAAGGTATTGGTGGTTACCAACCATTTTTAAACAACGCTAATTATTACGCGCAAAAAGCAGCCGACCCTACAGCATACAAAGACTTTATGAATCCCTACCAGGATGAAGTTATAAGAGGAATAGAAGATCAATTTACAAAAGCAGAAAATCAACAAGACATGCAAGCTGTGAAAGCAGGAGCATTTGGAGGATCTAGATCAGGAATTGCTAGATCAGAATTGGCAGGAGAAAGAGCATCAGCTGTGGGACAAGCACAGGCACAAGCTTTTAATCAAGCACAACAAATGGCCCAAGGAGCTTACAGCGGAGCTGCACAACAACAAGCAGCATTAGGTGCACAACAGCAAGGACTAGCAGGAGCAGATATTAATACATTGTTACAAACTGGTGGAAGACAACAACAGTTTGCACAACAAGGACTTGACTCACAATACAGACAACAATTACAACAGATGTACGAACCATACCAAAGACTTGGTTTTGTATCTGACATGTACCAAGGTGCACCAACAAGTGCATCGTCATTAACAATGGCAACAACACCACAAGCTAACCCAATGTCCCAAGCAATTGGAATGGGTATAACAGGGCTTGCAGCATATCAAGGATTCGCAAACGGAAACACTGGCACACAAGTATAAGGGGTTAAATGAGCAATACACTAAAGAGACCTTTATTTAAACAAGGTCCAGATGGGCAAATGAGAACAGCTGCTTTTGGCGGAGGTTTAAAACAGCTATATAAAGCTGGTAAATATTTTGCACCTAAATTTTCTAACGTTCCTTACAACTTTAATGCTGCAATGACAAGAATGGGTGTACCTACAATAACAGGTAAAAGACGTTCAACAGGTATTGATAATCCTTTTGTAGGAAAAACAGGTCCAATGAATCCTAGCGCTGGTCAAAGCTATGATTTTAGAATGAAACAATGGACTGATAAATTAAACACTTTAAAAGATAAAAATGGAATAGGAACTCTTCAAGCAAGTGGATTAAAAGGTATGAAAGGAATGCCACAAGAAGTTATTGATCATTGGCAGACCTTGCCAAAAATGAGTGGTAAACGTAGAACAGTAGAACAACTATTATACCCAACAGCTTACAGCATGGGTAGTAACTGGATGGACGATCATTCAGAACAAGGAGGAAATGTACAGTCTGAATCTGGTAGCGTGGTCCAAGAACCTCCAGCACAAAAAAATAAACCTTCAGATAGACAGCCAGGATTATTTGAAAGTAAAGACGATATAGAAGGACCTATAACACCAGGTAGTGATAATATACCTGATGACAGCGTAGCAGATTTAGATTCTAATGACGAGTATGATGGAGTACCATCTGACAGACAACCAGGATTATTTGGAAGTGAAATGCCCGACTTAGTTTCAGAAGCTGTCGTTGCAGATGATAGTATTTCTCCAAAATCAATTGAAGATTATAAAAATGAATTACGAGAAGTAATTGGTAAAGAAGACAACACAATGGGATCGTTACTCTTAATGCAATTAGGATTAGGAATGATGGCAGGAAAATCTAACCAAGCAGGGTTTGCTGGTTTTGCTGAGATTGCTGGTAAAACAGGGCAACAAGTTTTGCCTATGTTTATGGAACATATGCAGAACAAACGTAAAGAAGATAAAGAGATTGCATTAGCTGCCTATGATATGTTGCGAGCAGATCGTGATGCAAAAACTCAACGTAAAAATGATTTAGCTGATTGGAGATACAAAGAAGATTATAAATTAAATGATTGGATTGGAAAAGAACAGTATAAAAATGCAATGAACCCACCAGGAGATTTATCCATGGTGCAAGTTAATAATCCATTTACTCTTCCATCAGGAGAAGTAGTAAACAATTGGTCAAATGTAGGAAAACAAATTTTTTCTAAATCACCTGAAGCATTACAAATAATGGCACTAAATGATCCTAATCTTCGTGTAGTTCCATTTAACATGACAGAAGCTGGAATGAAAAGTCTTGGTCTAGGTGATATGAATCTTACAAAAGCGCAACGTGGTGAACAATCATTACTTGCTGGTGTATACAAAAGTAACTTAGAACAAATTTTAAATTTTGTAACAGATCCAGAAATTGGTGTTCATTCAGGCAACTTCCAAACAGGTTCAGCTGGTTTAGCATTAAAAACTGCTAGATTTATTACTAGAGATGTTCAAAATTTCTTTAACACATTACTACCAGGAGATAGTGCAGCATCTAATGCAATGTCTGGTATGTACGGCAGTCTTAGATCAACTACAGAAGACACTATGCAAGGTTTAGTAGACTCACAAATGGGTTTGCTTGCTGGTGATGGTAACGTTGCAAGTAAAATACACGGTGGTCAAAAAGATGTTCAGTTTGGTAAGTACGATGATGGAACAGGAAACATGGTTGAAGGAAATTTTGCTACTGAAAAATATGTAAGAAACTTAATGGATAATCAATTCTATGATGTTGAAGATCAAATGATAAACATGATGGGTTTCTTGGAAGCACGTTTAAAGCAGCCTACTGGTCGTCTACTCGCTGACACAATTCAAACTTCTATTAATAATTTAAGAAAAGACAGAATGTTAACTTCAGGTGATCCAAAACAATACGCAAACAAAATGCATATGTTTGTAAAACGTTTATATAACGCTTACGCAGAACATGCAATGAGAGCCGGAACTCAACCAGAAACTCAATTTGGTAGTGGTAGATTAGGACAACCGCTTACAATTGAAGGATACAATCAATCATACTTAAACTTTGTTGGTAATGAGAACATAGATCAAGGAATTGATTTAGGATTTATGCAACAATTTCCTAATCAACAAACAATTCAAACGGGTAATGCTCCAGGAAATATTTATCCTGGAACACAAGAAGTAATCGTTAATGGATCTGCTGATTTTAAAGATCTTTTACAAATGTACACGGATTAATTATGGCTATAAAACTAAATCCTTTTTCTACCGATCAATTATCTACATTATTAATGGGAGAAACAGCCGGTAAAGAAAAAATTATTGGCGCTAAAGATACAGAGTATACAGATTTTAGAGGGACAGTTCCTATTACTGATGCCGAAGCAAGGATTGAAAGAATAAGAAAAAATACTGGTGAAGCAAAAGATGCAATACTAGGAGGATTTTGGGATTCAGTAAAAGGTGGTGCACAAACAGTTTACGATGTATACAACTATGGACCTCGTGGAGTTCCTCAACATATAAAAGAAGAAAGAGCACTTGAAGCAAAAGCTGCTTTAGATAAGGTTAATAAAGATTCACAATTACAAATACAATATGAAAAAGCTTTAGCTAATAGACCTGATGTTAAAACAGTAAGAGCAGAAATTGCACAAATAATTGCAGCCGCTCAAAAAAAAGAAGACAACAATCCAGGAAGTGTTAATCAAGGTGAATTAGAAGCTCGTCTTTTAGCATATGCTAGATCACAAGGATATACTGCACAAGAAGTACAAGGTGGCGGTGACGTAGATGTTGATCTTATGCCTGATCCTTATGGTTTAACTACTGACTCACCAAATCCTTTTCCTGAAGCAGAAAACATAGCAAAATTATCTGGTGGACTTGGAGGTAATATACTTGGATATAATATGTCTAAACACTGGGCAATAGCACAACCAGGGATGGTAGGTAAAGCAGCTCAAGGTTTTGGTAAAGGTGTACAAGGTGGTTTTAAGTTTTGGAAAGGTGGACCTTATTGGGGAAGAATGGCCGGCGCTTTAGCTGGTGGTCTCGTTGGTGTACTAACAGCAGATTATGGATATGAAACAGGATTAGATATTGCAAACCAAGCTGGTGTATTTGGTAAAAAAGGAATTAATAGACCAGGTGTCGCATCAAGAGCAAGAAGTTTATTAGATACAGCGGAACAAGAAGTAAAGCTTACGGCCCTTGGCGCTTTTGTAGCACCTTCAATAAATGGAGTAAGAAATATTACAAGGACACTTGCTTTTGGAGCTGGTCCTCAAGAATTAAAAATTGCAGAAAAAGGAATGGGATTAGCTGAAAAATATATTCCTGAAGGACAATATGGAGGAAAGACAGGATGGATGAAAAAGAAAGGAGAATCTGATGCCATAGTAGGTATTACAGATGTAAGTTCATACAGATCTGTTCAAGGTTTTCCAAATGTTGGTGGTAGATTTCCTTTAATTGGTGGAGGAATTTCTAAAAATTTAGCACAACGTGCAGAAAAAATGAATGTTATTTTAAATGATATGAATAATCGTATTGCTCCATCAGTAAGTTATAATAGGTTATCAGAAGCAGTAAGTGCTGCATCTAAAGTATCGGCAGGAAAAATTTCTGGTGAGTTAACTAAACTTAGAAAAGAATGGTTTGAACACGCTATTTCTAGAGGAGCAAATGTAAAACTTGCAGGTAATTTAGGAGATAGTTCTCCTCATTCTATTATTACAGAATTTAAAGCACATATGGCACAAACAACAGCTAAAGGAATTGATGGCACACCACTTCCTGTAGTAGTAAGAAATAAATTAAACACATTTTTTGATAATGTATTACAAGAACCAGGATCAGTTACATTAGCTAGAGCTGATGCAATGTTAGATGAACTTGGATTTATTATGAAGCAAGGAGGAATGAAAACAAATGCTACCGCAATTAATTTTGCTGAACAATTTTCACAATCAATTCAAAATTCAATGCGTGCACTTGATTTAGGTGAAGCAGGTAAATCTGCTCTTAAAAAATACGATGATCTATGGACTCAATCAGAAATGCTTCTCGGTTCACCTGTTGCTAAACAATTAGGGTTATCAAAAAATATGTTATATGGCTATCAAGTACAGCTAGGAACACAAGGAACAAAATATGCTGATGATCTTTTACACACAGCTAAACTTTTAGAATCACCTCAATCTATGAAAAACTTACAGGTTCTTGTAGGCGATGATATTTTTAGAGGTATGATGAGAAGACATATTGAATCCGCTTATGACAGTGCATTAAAAGCATGGCCAGGAAAATCCTTTTTAGATTTAAATACTCCAATAGGAGCTAAAGCTTTAAATCAAGAAGGGGTTGTAGCTGCTAAACAAATAGATCCTAAAAAATTTATTGAAAATTTAGGACTTGATGATCAAGGTGGTAGATTATTTGCTACTATTGATGAAGGTTTAAAAATGGCACAAAAAGGAATCGGAAAAGATAACATGCAACCTTGGATGAAATCTTTACCAAGTGAACTTATTGATGCGGGAGCTGATGCAAAAACAATTCAAATTTTAAACGGTACAGCTAAACAAGTTGACACTGGTTTTGTAACAGCAAAAGATTTAACTGATTTTGCTACAGTATTAGAAGCAGGTTTCCGTGGAGGTGTCCCAGACATTAGTACATTCATTGCGAGAAGAGCACAACTTGCAGGAATGCAAGGAGCAATACGTTCTTTTTTACCAGGAAAAACTATTGGAGGAGCTGCTACAGCAGGAGCTGCTGTACCCGCTGTAAGTATGATTCATGCTGTAATGTTTTCTTTACTTGCAAGGCAAGGTGGTAAAATATTAACCAATCCGATTAATTTAAAAGCAGCAAATCAAATTTTGAAAGCAACTGATGAAGACATTGCAAGAATATGGAATCCATTTAGTTATAATCAATTTGGTTCAGCACCTAAAGCGCTTGCTGTTAAAAATGCATTAGAAACTATTGGAGCAAATTTTAATGGTGATTTAGAAGAACTAGAACTACAAACTCAAGATACATTAAACTCACAACGTAGAAGAGATCAAGTTCAAAGTGTAAAACAACCAACTGGTAACGAAGAAATTACTGAAAAAATAAATATTTTTGAGAAAATGAAACAAGCGGCGCAAGCCAAACAAGGAATCCGTGAGGAGTCGCTCACTCCTACGGTAACTGATGCAACATCTAATGTTGCATCTTCTAGCCCAACGTCTGTCGGCGCTACTTCTGGAAATACGTTCGGAGGTGGCGCTACAGGCTCTTCTATTAACAATAGCACTACAATGAATCCAAACGCAGCGGCAAGTTTATATGCTGGAAATACTAACGCAGCATTGGCTAATCAATTTGGAACACCTAATCAACCTACAAATCAAATGCCAAGAATGGCCACAGGAGGTATAGTATCTTTAGTATCATGAACGTGAAAGATTATGTTGCAGTTATAGGATCTTTGTTAGCTTTAGGAATTGCCTGGGGCATGACTAATCAAAAAGTACAAGCAATGGAAAAAGATATGGACCGCATGGAACAAGCTTTAATGATGTTTACACAAATTGAAGTACGAATAGCTGTTATGGAAACAGAACTTAAAAATATAAATAAAAAATTAGATGGTAGATAGTAAACTTTTAGAATCAGTAAAAAAACACGAAGGCTACAGGAACAAGGTATATCTTGATACCCTAGGTAAGAGAACAGTGGGGGTAGGCCATCTGTGTGTAGAGGATTTTTGGGAAGATGACAAAGAATATGAAGAAAGTTTTTTAATGGAGATATTAGAAAAAGATTTACAGTCTGCAATTGATCAAGCTGATGACATGTGCAAAGGTTTAGAGTTACATGAAGATGCAAAAAATTTAATAATTGAAATGATATTTCAACTTGGTGGGCATGGGGTTTCAAAGTTCCGTAATATGTGGAAGGCCCTTAAAGAAACACCACCTAATTATTTTGAGGCACATGTCCAAATGCTTGACTCACGTTGGGCAAAACAAACACCTAATAGAGCTGCTGACATGGCAGAAAAAATGCAAAATTGTGGATAAATTATAGTTTTTATGCTATAATAATTTGTGCAATTAATTCAGAAATATAATTACGCAGAACTTAAAAGACAGGATGGTGATTCCCGTCTGTATCTTACACCTGATGGTGAAAGCTTACCATCAGTTACAACGGTGTTAAATAAAACAAAAGACAAATCATTTTTAAAGCAATGGCGTGCAAAAGTTGGAGAAGCAGCTGCAGAAAAAATTATATCTGACGCCGGTAAAATTGGAACCGCGCTCCACCTATACATAGAACGTTTAGTGAACGAAGAAAAGTATGCAGATCTTACTGACATAGGAATACAAGCAGAAAAAATGGCTAAAAAAATAATTGAACAAGCTGGTGCAGATATAACAGATGTGTATGGTTCAGAAGTACATTTATACTATCCACATAAATATGCTGGGACAGCTGATATGATTGCTATGTATAAAGGCAAACCAACGATTATAGATTTTAAACAAACCAATAGACCAAAGAAACGTGAATGGATACAAGACTATCTAATGCAACTAGCTGCATACGCCCAGGCACACAACGCTTTATTTAATACAGAAATCGAACAAGGTGTAGTTCTTATGTGTTCTCGTGATTTAACGTTTCAACGTTTTGAATTGACAGGTGAAAAGTTTACCAGGGCCTGTGATGCTTTTATGAAAAAACTTGATTTATATAATCAATCTATTCTTTAAATCCAATTAGCTAATTCTTCTCCGTTTATTTCACGGGCAATATTAACTTTGTTTCTAAGTGCTTGTATAATTTTTTCATCAACTGTGCCTTTAGCAACTAAATCAATATATAATACTTTATTTTTTTGACCAATACGATGTGCACGGTCTTCTGACTGTATTCTTTTTTCTAAATCATAATTATTAGAATAATAAATAACAGTGCTAGCTTCTGTTAACGTAATACCATATCCACCAGTTTGTGTGTTGCCTATAAAAAATCTAACAGGGTTTTCTGGATCTTGAAATTTTTTAATACATGCTTGTCTCTCTTCTTGTTTAGTTCCACCGTAATAAGTACAAGATGATTGGGGTCCAAATTCTTCTGTAATAGCTTTTTGTATAGATATAATATCGTGAATATAATTAGCCCAGATAATAACTTTACCTGTAGTCTCACCTAGTATTTGCATGAGCTCTGTTAAACGATTATTTTTTAATTGTACTGTATCACCTTCATCAGTTTTCATATGCCCACAAGTTATTTGATGTAATCTAATTAATTGTGTCAAAACATTGACAGCTGTCAATGTTTCACCAGTGTGAAGCATGGTCATAGCATTAGACTTCATTTCACTATACGCTTTTTGTTGCTCATCAGTTAATTCTACAGGACGTTTAGTAAATACTTTGTCTGGTAAATCCAAACAATCTTTTTTTAAAATACGGTAAGAATGTGGCGATACTAATTGCCCTAATTGTGCCAAGTTTTTAAACTTAACTATCTTTTGGTACTTGTGTGTACCACCTGCAGCATTAGCTGTAATGACCACGGCGTACCGGGTTCTAAATGCGTAGTAACTAGATTGGCCTAATATTTCTGGATCAAGAAAATCCATCTGTGACCACAAATCCATAGGAGATTGTGTTACTGGAGAGCCAGTCATTATTCTTCTATACTTAGCCTCGTTTCTTAATGATAAAATAGATTTAGTTCTTTTAGCTTGTGGATTTTTAATTGTAGTACTTTCATCAATAATCATCATGGACTTACCAAGTAAAAATAATTTAGCATAATCTAAACCTTTTTTACTAGAGAAAGCTTCTACATTCATAACCATAATTTTAAAATCAAAGTTAGTTGGATCTTTAATGTCTCTTAAATCTTGTCTGTATTGTGCGCTGGTAGATTGTTTCCAAGCTAATACTTTAAATTCAATATAGTCTGGAACGTGAACGGGGATTTCTTGTTCAACCCAGTTCATGTACGTTCCTTTTGGGGCAACCACTAGTAAGCGGTCTATCTTGCCTCTGTTATATAATATGCATGCATTGTCTAATGCAATTTTAGTTTTACCTGTACCCATCTCTGCAAAAATAGCAAATGATTCTTTATTCCAACATTTTTTTAATGCATCTTTTTGATGCTGATAAGGCTCAGTTTTAAATTTATACATTTTTATTTCTTTATTCTTGAAACGCATTATATCATATGCTATAATATAAACAAGAAATAAAATTAGGAAAAAAATGAATAAAAATTACAGTCAAACTGGCGGTAGAGTACTTAAAAAAAGTAAGTGGGCTAT